ATAGCTTTACGATAGCTACTAGAGCCTTGATCGCCAGCAATAATCACATGAGATGCTTTATATGATTTTTTAAGACTTTGAACTGTGCGTAAGTAATCTTCGGCAAAATCTGTAGCCCCGCTATGTTTATAGCGAAAGGCAAGATTAAGTGAGTCAACAACTAGCAGAGTACGGTCTGATTCGGTTATTTTTGTGAATGTTTTTGACATATTATTTGTGTGTTAATCTGTTATTATACCACTGCTGTGCTGTTTTGTCAAGTTACAAATACTGGGTGCTCCCACTTAAGCCAGTCTTCTAGTAGTGCTACATAGAATTCATGACTCTCATGATTGTAGTAAATGCATCTGTAGTTTTGTGAGTTAGGCATTTCGTCAAATGCAACGAATACCTTGCTGCGATCAAATTTAAATATTAGTAGTGGCTTTTTTGAAACTTGTGTACCTTGACGGGTAGTTTGTTCCCAAAAATCTACTAATTGCGGAGTTTTTGATGTTAATAAGTGTGAAGTAAGGTGATCTTCCGCATAGCCTTTTACTTCTACACACCAAAGGTTGGTTCGCCCAGGTACGTACAAATCGCCCTTAAGCTGATGTTTAGGGTCAAGAGCACCTGATCCAGGTACTCTTTCCCATGCTAAACCAGTATGCTTTTTTAACAGATCACGTACTGTGGTTTCTGTTCTAGCACCCTTGGCTCTAGCATCTACAACCATTACTCAGCTGCGGGGGCTTTTGGAGTAGTTGCAGGTGCAGCTGCAGATGCAGGTGCTACTGTTTTTGGAGCAGCTTTTGGAGCTGTCGCAGCAGACTTTTCACCAAACTCTTGCTCATCAATAGTATAAACTACTGTACCTTTAGTAACTACCATAGACTCAAGTTCCCGACGACTAATCAGATTATGTAATCCAATTAATCCTTTTTCATTACTATAGTCTTTAGTGTAAGTAGCCTCAGCACCATTTTTTAGTTCTTCAATTTTAACCATATTAAACCTCTATTTGGGATATATTGTTACGTTTAATAACATTAATCTTTTCTAGAAGCGGATGACTAAAGCCATGACTTACTAGGAAAGTATTTAAATGTTCCTCTTGTAGTAATACTTCAACTAACTTTTCTTTTCCGTCAGTATCGAGTGTTTCTACAGTTTCATCCAGTATTAATAGATTGATTCTAGAACTGGATAATGTTTGCATTAGCTTTCTAATGGCCAATAATGTAGCCACATTAACTCTTGCTTTCTCACCGCCACTAAGAGCCAGAATTTCAATATCTTTTCCATTATCAGTAATAACAACATTTAATTTGTCGCTAGCACTAATCTTGAAACCAATTTGAAATCTTCCATCACTTAGATCAACCAAATATTTATTTGTAATCTCTTCTAAGTCTTTTACTAAGCTCTCAATTTTATATGCTACTAAACCTGTTGTACTAAATGTTTTTGTTAAAACATTTAAAATACTCATTCTTTCGCTTAATTCGTGCAACTTACCACTATAAACTTCTAACTCTTGGTTCATTTCAACCAATTGCTTGGATACTAAATCTACTTTAGTATTATGTGCAGTTACTTCTTTGTTGTATTGCTCTGCCTCAACAATTTTGCGTTTAGTGGCAGCAATTGAATTTTGTAGTTCTGTAAATTGTTGTTGTAGTGTTTGTTTGTCTAGTAATACATCTGGTAATTCTGTATCAATTAGTGTATGATACTTTTCCCAATCTTCCTGTGCTTTTTGTGCTTCTTGCCAAACAGTTTTCTGTTGTTTGATCTGAACTATTTTCTGAGTATAGCTCATAGTTTCTACAGCCGCTATTTCAGCTTCTGCTGTTTTTTCTTCAATTAATTCAGTTACTTTTTCTTCGTCAATGTCACTTAAACAAGTAGGACAAGTGCCGTGCAGTGCTTTCATTTTTAAAACAAAACTTTGAGCATCGCTTACCGTTTTAGATAATTTTGCTACTTCTGCTTGATAGCCTTCTATGCCTTCTTCGGGTTTTTCAGGAATTGGCAGTAGTTTGATTTTAGACTGTAATTGTTTATAAGTGTTATTTTGCGAGATCTTTTTATTAGTAGACTCAATGCTGTTAATACTAGATTCTAGTGTAGATGCTTCTGTTATTAAATTTGTATCTAATTCAGGAGTACCTACAGTTTCTTTTAGTGTTAAATCGGTTTTTTCGTACTTGTTTAACCAACTCGAAACAGTATTTACTTGAGACTGTACTGCTGTAATATCTTTAGTAAGTTGTGCACTTACTTCTTTGAATACTTCGGCAGCTTTGGTATATTTGCCTAAATTTAAAATCTCAATCAAAAACTTTTTACGAGCAGTATCAGGAGCTGTTAAAAACTCAAGGCTGCTAGCATTTGACTGATAAACAATTTGTGCAAAACTCTTGTGATCAAATCCTAATATGTCTTCAATCATCTTATAAGTAGCCGTTGCTGTGTGAGCACTAATATCTACAGTATCTTTAAATAGCTTGACAGTTTGTGCAGTACCACGGCTAGACTTAATTGTGTAGTCTGTGCCATCACGGTTAAAGTCTAGTTCAATTGTGTACGACTTATCTTTAACATAGCGATTAAGAATATCTGCCTTTTTAATACCTTTAGAGTTCTTATTAAATAATACTTCTTCTAGAATAAGGGCTATAGAGCTTTTACCATGCCCATTACGGCCCACTAATTGTGTAAGTGGGGCAGCAACAAAATCGATTTTATTATCTTTTCCGTAGCTAAAGGCGTTAGCCCATCGTAGTTGTTTTATAGTTATCATTTACGGCTAATCTCTTTTTTAGTTCTGGTAAGCCACCAACATATTCACCATCAAGGAAAATCTGTGGAACGCTGCGAGCGTTAGGCACTTTTTCAATTAAATCTTTTTTTGTATATGTGCCTGCACCAATCATACACTCAGTATATTCAATAGCATATGATGTTAACAAACGTTTTGCTTCTTGGCAAGCGGGACAGTTAGTTTGTGACCAAACCTCTGCTTTATTCCGATTCAATTTTGTCTGCATAATTTTGAAACTCCTTTAATACACGTTCAACAGTATCTTCAGGCAATTCTAGTATATATGCAAGATACTCACGTACTTCTTCACTCATAGACATTTCTTTGTCTAAGATCAATGCGCTGTCCGTATCGCGCTTAATTACTTTGCGATCAATTAGGTCGCTGTCTTCCAGCTCACCAAGTTCTTGCATATCGCCCTCAACTTGGTAAATTGTGTGGTCATAGTCTGTTGGTGGTTTAGGGTCGCTTACTCCAACAGTCTTACGAATAAGTTGTGGCAGCTGTAGCTTACGCCACTCATGTTCTAGACTTGTGGTATCCAATATAACCACACCAGTATCCACATTATGACGATGAAAACTAGTAGTAACTGGACTGCCAGGATAGATGATATTTTTCTGAGAATTTTCATAACTGTGTAAGTCGCCAGCCAATACTACTTTCCAGCGTGCAAATAGTTCTAAGTCTAGTTCAGGCTTTACGTGTGGAGGAATCTCTCCACGAGCATGAGTAAAGCAAATATCCCCACAGACTAAGTGTGGAGCCTTTTCAAAATCTTTTAGTTTATTATATGGAATAAAATCCATATTATCCACTGAATAAAAATCGTCAATAATTTCTACTAGTGGATTCAATCTATTGGTAACTTGCTTTAGATTTGTTAAAAATGTTGTGTCTTTTTTAACAGCTTCGTGGTTACCTGCATAAATAATTGTAGGAATTTTACAATGATTAATTAAATCAAAATAAGTTTCTAATTCTTCCATATTAGGAAGTTTGTCAAAAACATCTCCGCCTACAACAAATAATTCACACTCTGATTGCAATGTTTCTAGTTGCTGCCAAAGCATATCAAACCTATTTTTAGCCCACGCTACAGGAACGTTTTTCTGACCCAATTTAATATGTACGTCAGCTGTAAATAATACTTTCATGTTGTCCTTGAGACAGAAAAGCCCGCTAAGCATTTCGTTTAGCGGGCTTAAGTTTTTAACCTAGTTCTTTGACTGCTTCTTGCTCTGAAGATTCGGCTTCGCCGTCTTCATCTTGCTGGGTTGTAATCTTATCCAACAAGGCTTTTACATCTGCTTCCGTAGGACGAGGAAATTTCTCATCAATAGATTTAGCAGCGTCTGCTAAGGCACGCTCTTCAGGACTGAGTGCGCGAGCTTTGCAACGTAAAACTTGCAGGGTATACTCAACATTAAAAGGCAGTGGGCCTGTCTTTACACGCTTGAATACAACATCCCAACCTGTATCATAGTCAGTAGGGTCTCCTAAATCTTCAGCCGCTGTAACAATTTGCTCAAACAACTTCTTTTTCAAGTTAAGAGCAACAACTTTCTGCGACTTAGGGTCAATACAATTTACAGAATAACTCCAAGAGCATTTTGCTTCTGGATAATACTCAGTAACATGATCTTTTTCAATGTTATCGAACTTCTCCTTTTCACGACTAAACGCCAAACATTCAACTGGAATATCTTTGTTATTAGTGCCTTTCAGCCAATAAATGTATCGTGGAAGAACTCCGCCAATTAAGCGGACCGTGTTTTCGCCATCTTTGTATTC